ACACCACCGGCGACTGCAACCTGTGCAGATCCCTGCATCACCAAGACGCGGCTCGTGGTGTAGATGGCACAGCGGATATTCCCGGTGCCTTGCGTGTAGTACAGCTCCAGTGAGTTCACATCCTGAGCACCAGTGCCAGGGCAGATGTACGGAGCGCCGGTATCGTTGTTAAACTGGCTATAAGTGGACAAAGTCGAGGCACCATCATGAACTTCGTTCCCGAAATAAGTCGGCACAGGAGGCGACGGACCGATGGCAGTAAACGCCAGCAACGGCAGGCAGAGAATCAGAATTGCGAGAAGTCGTTTCATTTAATTCCTCTTCAGTTTGCTTTTGAAGCCCTTCATGCTCCAATGAACTTCCGCGCTTGTCGTGACGCATTTAATGCAGATGTCGTTAGCGACTGCCGTCGTACTGAACAGCACGCCCTGTCCGTTGCCTAGCGCGAACCCGCCTCCGCCCGATGCCGCGTAACCTTCAAACAAGATCGCCGTACCGGTGCCACATAACGTACCCGTTCCCATCGATACCTGCACAACCGTCCCCACGGCTGCATCGGAATTAGTCACCAGGATGGAGGTCACGTCGGTGTAGTAGTCGTCGGTGTGGGTAATGACCGAGGTATAGTTGGTATCTTCCTTCGCCGTTCCGGCGCCACTGCCCTGCCACTGATCCTGCGGAAGCGATTCCGGCTGAACCAGAAGGCCGCCGCTCAGGGTGCCGATGGCGTCCGATCGGTAAGCCGTGGTGATCGGGGTAATTTCACTGGATACGGCCCGCATGCCGATCTTGGCTGGGTTGCCGCTATCAGCCGCACCATGTGCCACGTCCACCGTCACGCCGCTCTTGATATTGACGTCCAGGGCCGATGTCGTACTGGTGATGGCGTTGCCGCTCCCGTCCTGCAGGCGCGCTGTCCAGGTGCCGCTTTGCGTCGCCGGGAACGTCCCGCCGGTTCCGGTCACGAGCCAGGCGCTCGCTCCGGCGGTGCCCTGGATGACGGTCGCAAGCGTGGAGGCGGCGTTGACGTACAGATAGCCGCTTCCGTCCACCACGACGCGGGCCGGGTTGCCGCTACTGTCCACGGCGGCAATGATCTGACTGCCCATCACAGGCGTGTTCTGACGCAGCGCCGTGGCGGTCGATACCCCCACGACGATGCAGAGAAGAATACAAAATACTATCTGGGTCTTCCTCATCTCTCTCCCCCTATTGCACACCCATCTGGGCCTGCAGTTGTTGGGCGATCAAATCGTTATCGGGCGTCTGGCCGGGCCCGGGACTGCCCTGCTGCCCGCCCGCTCCCTTCGCGCCGGCCTGCGCGGCCGCAGCGGCAGCCAGTTGAGCCAGTATGGCCATGCCGGCCTTCTTGACCTCGGCAATCTCTTTCTCGCTCTTGACGTTGAAATATCCAAGCGTCTTGCGGAGCAGAACGTCGCTTGCCATCAGGACCGCCACGAGGGCCGGGTTCGTGAGCAGGCCCAGCACCTGAGTCCAGTTCCGCATCTCCTCCTGCTCGACCAGCGGCGTCAATGATGCCACGTCGACCGTGATATCCTCCTCGATCGGCCCGAGTTCCGTTGACGTGATCATCTTCCACAACGCCCCGACCTTTGCCGCCTCCTGGGCCGGCTGCTGTCCGGTTGGATCGATGTTCATCTGCACCCATATGGGCAGCACCATGTTTTCCTTGATGGTCTTCAGGATCAGGCGCGCGATGTCGGCCATCCAGCCGGCCACATTCTCACGCTGATAGTTCTCCCGGATCCGGCTTCTGACATCGACGATATTTGCCTGCGTGGCCGTTGTCGTCTCGACAGCGTTGCCGCGCTGCTCCTCGCTGACGCCGCTGATCTCCATGAAGTCCTGTTTGCTGTCCGGGATGTTGCGGGCAATGGACGGGTCAAGCGGAGCGTCCGGAACCGCCTGGATCGGGTCGGTCTGATTGGCCCTGGCATAGACGCCATCGCCGCCCGATTCAAGCTTTTCCATCTCAGCCGGGTCGATAGCGCCATCTTTATAGGTGTAACGCCGATAGAACCGCTTGCGATGCACGCGTTGCATCTCGCGGGTCTCATTCAATTCATTCTGGGGATGCAGCCAGTTGTAAACCGGCGGGAACGCCAGGAACTGGTCCAGGATCTCGTACTGCTTCAGGACCGCGAATGGCAGGTAGGTGAACGTATCCTCCAGCAGGAACTTCTCGCCGCCGTCGACGAAGACGATGCGTTTCCTCGACCTCAGATCCCATATCTTCCATACCCGCACGGTGTCGCGCTCAACCACGTTCCCGTCAACGTCCCGGTCATTCTCCTCGGCGCCCTCTCCGGTGATATCCTTCTTAATGCGGCCCGTGGCCTTCAGCCCGGAGGTGTTCTTGTAATTGTCGTTCTTCTTCAGGTCAGACGGGTAATGCTCCTCGAAGTAGCCCACCCAATCGCACCGGTGGATGGAGTTTTTGGCGTTGACGCCCGCGCGGAAGTTTCTGGCCGGTATCCTCTTTATATATAGGCTCTCCGGATTCTCGTTTTCGGGATTCGGGATTTTCTTGGCTTTGGCCAGTTCCTTTTCCTTCTCGGTCAATTCCAGCTCCGGCTTCTGCAGCAACGGGTTATCGATGAAATCGGCCGTGTAGCCGACCTCGATACAGCCAAACCGGAAGAAACTCTCCCTCAGGGCCAGGCTGACTTCGCCCTTGAAGTCCAGGCGCGGATCCTGGATGAAGGTATTGACGGTATCCTGCTGCAGTTTGGCCCGCTCCTCGGATAACGTCCCGGTGTCGTCGGCCTTGGCCGGCCTGGGCCGTATCTTGACGTTTGGATGGTAGAAGAACAGCGATGGGATCTTGATCTCGATCGACGGAAACACCATATTGATGGTATAGTGCTCTTCCGCCATCTCTTCAGGCTGGTCCGCCACCTGATGGCCGTAGTAGTACTGTTCCAGCAGGTCGCAGCGGTACTTCTCTTCCCACTTCTTGTAGATCTTGCCGGCGGCCGTCACCCGGGACTGCCAGACGCCTACCCGGTCCTTATCTGAGGTTCTGCCCATGTCACGTCCTCATTTCCGCCCTGCGGGCCTGCTGGCGCGCGAGCATCCGGTAGCCGCCCCGCCGCTTGAACCGGATGGCCTGCTGCCGAAGCGCCTGGAAACAGCGCGCCGGAACGCCCGGCTCGATGGTGGTCGCCACGGGCGGTCGGCTGGAAACGGCATATCGCAGGCAGTCGTATCCGTGGTCGACCACGCCCTCGTCCCGCTCGTCGCAGAAGATCGGCTTGCCGTTTTCCGTGCTGATCTGCTTGCGCCGTTGCGCGCGCGTCTCTTTAATAATGTGGCGGCAACCCTCCGGATAGTCCTGATTGGCTTCGAGGAAAAACAGCCGCGGCGAGCCCTTCTCATGCGTGATCGGATGCACACGATCCGGATCCACCCGCAGGTACTCGTTGATCCGGTTGCGGGTGCCGAGCTCGTTATTGTCCGCCGGCTGCCAGAAGACGGCCGTATCGCGCGGCAGGTTGGTCACGTCGCCGTATTCGTCCGCCACCGACCACATGCCGCCATGCTTCTGGGCCGTCTTGAAAAAGATGCTTGGATCGGCCAGGTTGAATTGATACTTCTCCCACCGGGACATCCGCCGGATCATCTGCCGATGCTCGCTTATCATGGCGTTCGGCCGGTAATACTCCCGGTAGAAAAACACGTTTCCGGCCCGGTCGACCGCAAACCACCCGCAGGCCGTCGGCGCCGCGTCGCCGTGATCCAGCACCCGGTGCAGCGTGCAGGTCTGCGTAAGCCACTCAAGCAATTCATTCGTGCCCGGGATGACGCTCAACGGATCAATCGTATGAATCTGCCCTTCCGGGATGCCCCACTTGCCATGCACGTACCGATCAACGAAGGCCTTGTCCTTCGTCAGCATCTCGTCCAGGTTCTGCTTGGGAAGGAATTTATTGTCCTCGGACCGCATCGTGAACATCTGATAGTGCAACTTCGACCACCGCTCCCGCCACTCCTCCGAATCCTCGTGAAACCTCCGGTAGATCCAGTGCAGTTCACTGTCCGGATTGCACGTCAGCATCATATGAATGGGCGGTATCGGCTTGCCGGCCGGGCTCTTCCACGGCCACTTCTCCAGGCCGCCATACATGGCAAGCGTCGTCTCGGGCACCTGGGCCTGATCCCAACGCCCCAGCCTGGCCTGCAGCATGTCGAACACTTCCTCGCTCACCTGCTCGGCCTGGTCGATCAGGCAGAAATTAATCTCCACTCCCTTAATCACGCCCTCAATGTCCGGATCGTCCAAGTGCGCCCACAGGATCTGACTCCCGTTATTCAGCACCAGTATCTTCTCGGCATCACTGCGCCGGCCCCGGTCGTAGGCCTGCAGCGGGCATAACTTGAAAAACGTCTGCATGGTCGTCTTGCGCAAGTCGTCCCAGATCTTGCGCGCGATAATGCCCCGGTTGCCCGGATACAGGTCGCACAGGGTCAAAACCTTCAGGCAGGCTCCGTAAGTTTTGCTCGATCCAAAACCCCCGGACGCCACCACCGGGCTGGGCCCGTAACAGAAAAAATCCCGCTGCGCATCGCTCGCCCACTCAAGCGCAATCGTCTCCACCTTGCGCGTCATGTGCTTGCCGATACTCGCCCGCGTCCCTACCTTCGCTACCATCTGCTTACCTGCCACTCTTTGTATCCAAGCCGCAGAATTATTTCAGCCCAGGCACCCTCGTGAATCGGCAGCTTGAATCTCGCCAATTGCACACCCGACCACTTGACGCCGTACTGATGCGGATCCCAGGCCCCATCAGGATCAGCGATCACAATCAGATATCTGCCAATCCATATCCGCCATGATTCATTAAACCTGTCGATCCTTATGCCCCCGTCGTGGAAAAACCGCATCATCGCCGCCAACACCACGGCACCGCCCAACCATAAACCAACTATCCACCACCAGGACATCGCCGCCATCCGGTCCCCATATAATAAAAAAGCCCGCCCCACCGCCAGCGCTGGTAGGACGGGCCGCATACGCCCCGGCCATGTCTCCGGGACAGTCGAAGAATCAGTTAGGTCAGCTTAGCCTCTCATCTGTACTTCTTCAGCTCCGCCAACGTCATTTCTTCGGGCTCTTCCGTAATGTAGACTTTCCCCGGCATACCCCCTTGATCAGAATATGATACATCCCCCGCCAACTCCCAGTAGTAATTCTCACTTCTGACCCATATCTGCATCTGTTGATGTTCCTCGGGTAACGCCAGGATCTTCTGTGCTAGTTCGATTGCTTTCATGACCGTCCCAACAGTTATCCCTTCACTCCCTTCAACGCCGCCTCCACCGCCTTCTGTCCCGCCACCGTGGCTTGCTCAATCGACTTCTGTGCTTCCATCGGACGCTCAGCCGTAAATACCGTGGCCGGCTGCTGTGGCCGCTCACCCGCCTCTTCCCTCATCAGCACCGCATCCCGCACGCTTATATACCGCCGCTTGTCGCTCCGCTTGCACCACTCCCGCCCAAGCTCCTCCGCCTTCTCCAGGCTCCCCGCCTCTATAAACCCACTCCCCGCCGCCTGGATACCATCCTTGTACGTTAACTGGAATAACATCAGATCAGCCTCGCGTCATTCATAACCGTTCGCCTGGGCCAGAAAAAATCGGACGGTCGGAAATTGGTTCCGGGATAAGTTTGTCTGTAACTGAATATACCCGTATCCGCGTAGAAAGCCGGGACTTATTCCGGGGGGTGCCGGGGCGGCCTGGCTGGTGCATCGCGATCCCCTATGAATTACTTAAGGTTCCTTATTACTGATAATATATATTATGTAAACTGTTACTACCATAGTACATATACCCGTATCCTATGTACTATCAGTACTATCGGGCGAATTAGGTGTTATATCGATGACATTATCGGGTATTTGTGACGGCGTATTGGGCCCAGCTGCGTCACAAACCCGGCGCCCGGCCTCGATGTGGATGGTGGAGCCGGCCGGCAA